TGAAGGGTTATCAGAATAAAGCAACTGTTGAGCATAATAAGAATATAGATGGTGATGTGACAGTAGTAGAGAGCTGGGTGAGTAAATCATCTACAAAAGATAAATCAGCTAATTACTTTACTAGAATATTCCCTGCTGGAACTTGGTTTGTTACTATGAAAGTAAACAATGAAAAACTTTGGCAAGATTACGTTAAGACTGGTAAGGTCAAGGCGATATCAATTGAAGGGCTATTTGGGCATCAATTAGTTAAGGCTGCAGCTATTGAAGAATTAATGGAAAAAGATATTAATGATTTAACTGAGCAAGAAGCAATAATTGTATTATCTAAAATTAAAGCAGTAATCTCTAAGGATAAAAGATACAAAAGTAAACAAAGAATTGATTTTGAAACCTATTCAGATTATGGAGATGGTGTTAAGAATAATGCTAAGAAAGGTAGAGAATTAAACGAAAAGAATGGTAATAAATGTGCTACACAGGTAGGAAAGGTTAGAAGCGCTCAGTTAGAAAAAGGTGAACCTATATCAGTAGATACTATAAAGAGAATGTATTCTTATTTAAGTAGAGCTGAAGTATATTATGACCAAGCAGAAAGTAATTCTGATTGTGGTCACATTAGTTTCTTACTATGGGGTGGTAAAGCCGCATTAGGATGGAGTAAAAACAAACTAAGAGAATTGGGTTTATTACAAGAGAATGAAGGACAACCATCAATTCCTAACTCAAGCTATCCTGGTCAAGCTGCAAGTGGCAGTATTGCACCAGCATTATTAGGTGACGTTCCACCTTTGTTACAAGACTTTGCAGAATGTCCTGAATCAACTCAAGATATTAAATTAAACATAGCTAATAGACAAAAAGCAATAGATGAAGCAGAATACGGACCGCTTAACCCAAACGAACCAAACGAAGGATATTGGAAAGCAAAAGCAGACCAATTCAAAGGAAGTGTTGAAGAAGCAAAAAAAGCCCTTTGTGGTAACTGTTCATTCTTTTATAGAACTCCAGAAATACTTAAGTGTATCGCAGAAGGATTAGGTGAAGAAGTAGACCCATACGAAGCTATTGAAGCTGGTAAGATAGGTTATTGTGAAGCATTTGATTTTAAATGTGCAGCAAGTAGAACTTGTGCAGCTTGGGTAGGTGGAGGCCCTATCGTTTAATATGAACAATAATAAAGTACATAATAAGATATTAAAATTCGCTGTAGATGAAATTACATTTACACAATTCTATTCATTCTTAATGGATAGTACTTCATCAAATCCTATATGGGTTAAATGGAATAAGATAGATGGTGATGAAACTACACGTAGAGTTAATTGGGGACCTGGTCCAAGTGGTAATGCAACTTACGATTACGAAGCATTAGATTATATGGTTGTACAATCAATAGATAATAATGGTGATTGGAGAACGATAGATTTACAAGGTGTATTAGAATGCCGTTGGCAAGGTAAGAGATATAGAATTAGATAGAAGCTAAACCAGCTGCATATAATTCTTTTCTTATTGTATATTCCTCTACATTGAATCGTTTAGATAATCCAACAATACTATATCCACCTTTATTTGGTACATAGTTTTCTATACAAAATTTAACTTCTTCTGGAGTTAATTCATCTTTATCCCAAAACTTAATTGATTTACCTGTTTTCATAAACTCTCTACTGAATACACTAAAGTGCATTTGTAATCGGTTAAATACTTTTGTGATATAATGTCTATCTACTTTATATCCATTAATTTCAGTTAAATCATTCATTATATTTCTACGATTGAAATCCTCAATGGAATCTACATCACGTAGGAAATCAATAACTGCAGCTACTACAACATTTCCTTTTTTAGTGTGTACAAATTTAGCTTTATGCTCATCCATATAATCTACGAATGCTGATAGCAATTTAGCCGCATCTTCCATTTGTTGTACTCTATCAGAATCTACATCAGCTATATCCCAATTTTCATTTAATACATCTAACTTAAGAGTTTTTTGTACATCCTTATATGCTTTCTGATTGTGAAATATATAATAGTTCTTAGCACATATTGTGAAGTAACTAAATGCTTTACCCTTACCTTCTCTAATTCTATGTAATCTTTCAGTAAGATAAGCAGTACAATCCATTTGTATATGCATTGGCTCATCATCTATGTAGGTAGGTTTAATCTTATTGTAATATACTTCCGAAATCTTTGCTAGAGCAGGATATATGATTGTGAATAGCCTATTACGCTCTAGCTCAGATTCAGATTTATTATATAGTTGGATTGCTTCTTCTACTCCCTCATGAAAGTAATTGTTAGCAGGATTCTTTTTACGTGGCATTATAACATTGTTTATATTATAACAATTTCATTTTCGTTTGTTATAAGACAAAGGTACGAAAAATACCTGATAAAACCAAATTAATTCCTAAATTAGACAAGCTAGGAAAAATATTTGAAAAAACCAAATTAATATGCCAAACACAAGAAGAATATCTAGCGTATTGTATACCAGCAGAAATTAAAGCTGGATACGAAGTAGAACAAGCATCAGCTATATGCTATGAAACCTATCGTAAAGAGACTGGAATGAGTGGAGTAAATCTAATATCATCTAAACTAAGAGAGATTCAATACAAAGGAATCAAACTTGCCGAAGGTGATGGATTAGAAGATAGCTGTTGGGATGGTTATGAAGCAATAGGTACAAAGGTACTTGATGGACGCATTGTTCCGAACTGCGTTCCTATAAAAGATTAAAATAAATACGATAGTTATATAAGGCGCCTGCCAGCGAACGTAACAAACGTATAAAGCCCCTGTAAAATGGGGCTTTTTTATTCCCTAACTTAGAAATTATTAAAAATTAATTCTTTAATATATATTATTGGTGGGCACCCTATATCTAAATTGCCATTTATATATTTCTATTATTTTAAGTTAATAAGCCCACCTTATAGAGCCTGTTTTTCATTTAACAGGCTCTTTTTATGCCTATTTTATAAAAGTTATCCACATTTTAAAGTTTTTTTACTATTTTTTGCTCTTTTAAATGTTTTCGTTATATTTATATATATAATAACTAAAACAATATATTATGAAAGAAAACAAAAATGAAATCGCTGAAGCACTAAATTGGTTAGCTGAAGCAGTAGACAACTCTGAATTACATGGACCAAATAAACAATGTGGAATCATAGGAGTATCGCTTACAGAAGCTATGATGGCATTAGCAATCAACATCGGAAGAATTGCAGATGTAATGGAAAAAGAAAAGAAGGGTAAATAACCCTTCTTTCTTTCGTATATTTTATAAAAGTTATCCACATTTTAAAGTTTTTTTACTATTTTTTGCTCTTTGAAATGTTTTAGTTATATTTATATATACAAAACACTTAAACAAATATTATGGCAAACACACAAATGACAAGAAAAGAAGCAGCAATCATTATGAAAAAGTATGAAAAGAATGGTATGATTGGGATTAAAGTAAAACAAGAATACTTTATAGCTAAACAAAATTGGAATCAAATTGTAAAAGAACAAAAGGGGAAATAACCCTTTTGTTTGGTAATATCAAATATATTTCGTATCTTTGATATATTATTAACTAAAATTAATTATAAATGGCACAATCCTTAAAAGTAAAAAATTACTTTACTCACGATTATTACTCTAGAGAAGATATTAAACTTCAACAAGTTCTTATGGAATTTGGTAATGAAGGATATGGAGTATACTGGCAAATGGTTGAATATTTGCATGAAGAACTTGGTAAAATACCAAATCAGCCTAAAATATTAGCACATAAATTTCGTACTACTGAATTAATAATAAATGGAGTAACTGCTATTTGTTTTAATATAGATGGAAATTATATTACATCAGATAGGGTAAATGCTAATATAGAATATAGAGAAGGAAAACAAAAAGAAGCTTCTAAAGCTGGTACTAAAGGTGCAGAAAAAAGATGGGGTAAGAATAGGGTACCCGATAGGGTCGCTATAGGGTCTGATAGCAAAGAGAAAGAGAAAGAGATATCTTTCTCTAGTAAGAAAGAAAATGAAGGCTCAACCTCTATTGATGAGGTTTCACCTTCTAAAGCATTTGAAGAATTATTTAACAATTAAAACAAATATAAAATGGCAGACAATTACATTAAAGAAAATTACAGAGCATTTAGTGAGATGCTAAATGGAGCAGTTGATAACTATCCAGTTGGACAATGGGAAGATAAAGAAATAAGAGAAGGATTTAAAATTTATTTACTTTCAGATTATATTCTATTCCTTTATCAATTAAATAACTTCAGCGATATTAATATACAAAATCCATTGTATAAACAATATCAGTACTCTATGAAACTATCTATTTTATGTGATAGATTCAAATCAGGTGGTTTAGATAAAGCAATCCCATCTGATAAGCTAGAGCATTTTATTGATATGTTAGGAGAACACTTAAGAGAGTATGTAAACTTTGATTTACCAGCTGAATTAAAAAGACAGGAGAAAGTGTATTATACTAAAACTGCATTTGCTTATAAAGAAGAACCAAATGTACAACAACAATATAATGGGAGATTAGCTCAATTAAAAGAGCAAGCTTGGAAAACTAATAAACAAAACTTAGGTTAAAATGAAAACACAGCAAGATTTAGCAAATGATATCCAAAAGGATATGGAACAAATGGGTTACATAGTAATCCCAGACTTTAGTAAGGTTGGTGACCTTATTGATACAAAAGACTATGATTTAGAAAAGAAAAAAGCATATTATCAAAACCTTAGCAAGTTAGCATTAGAACAGGCTTTTGATGAGATAATGGATGAATTTACAAAAAATAAAAAACAATAATATGGCAAGTAATGTAAAAGACCCATTAGTGGGCATAGAAGGATTTCCAAACTATTGGATTTCAGCAAATGGTATTGTGTACTCAAATGTACAATCTAATAAAGCATTTTTAAATGGTGGACTATATCCTATCAGACCTAAAGAACACAATAGAGGATATTTAGAAGTAGGACTATTTGGTAGAGATTCAAATGATATAGCTATTCGTAGATGGTTTAGAGTTCACAGGTTAGTGGCAGATGCTTTCATACCTAAACCATTACCAACTTATGATGCAGATGATAAAGAGATACCATTGGAGGTAAACCATATCAATGGCAAGAAGCAGGACAATAGAGTTGAGAATTTAGAATGGATGACAAGAGGTGAGAATATGACACATGCTTTTGTAGTGTTAGGTAGAGAATCAGTAACACGTCCTATTTATTATGACGGAATTAAGTACAATTCAATTAAAGAATGTGCTATTGTAAATGGTTTCTCACATCAATCGTTATGTGCTACTTTATCATCAGGTAAGAAGTTATATAAAAAGAAACCAATTCGTTACGCTGGTAAAGGATTAAGAAAGAATAAACCAACTACAGTATGAAATGGATTAAATTAGGAACGTGGTTAGAATTACTAATAGAATTTCTAACAATGGGACAAGGTGAAAGAATTGCCTTATGGATAGCAAAAAAGGTATTCGGAAAGAATGAATGTGGATGTTGCCAAAGAAAAGAATGGCTAAACAAACTAACTAACCCTGAATACGATGGAGAATGTAACGGAATAAAATTATACTAAATGGAAAACAAATACGCACCCTTTGATGAGGTAGAGTTTAACTTAATGAGAGAAGAACTATCATCAATAAAATTGCATTTACCCGAACACTTAATGACTAAGATGTGGAGTAGATGCACACAAATTAGAGGTAACAAAGAACCGCAACCATGCAGTTGTGGCTCATCTGGCGGCCTTTGGGTTAGATGCATTGATGAGTTAAGAAAATTTGTAAGTGATAGAATCTAATGAAGATAGAGGAAATACAAAAAGAAAACAATAGAAGGCTGGACATTCTTTATAGACAGAAGAATGATTGGTTAATGTCAGCAGCATACAATATAACAAAGAATAGAGAGATGGCTAAGGAATTAGTTGCAGAACTCTATTCTTACATTGCCGAAAGAGGTAATCCAAATATATGGTATGGTGTGGATGATTTC